AAAAGGTATGAGACTTTGGAATACTAGACGTAGTGGATTTAATGTTAAAAAATACATAGCTGGTCATATTGATATTCTTGCCAACGATGGCCAAAATATCAGATATAACGACGAATCAATGTCAAATTATGAAGCTGATCGTTGGGTAGCACAAAATGTTACAGAGGCCGACGGCTCACCACAATTTGGTAGATTAAGTCAAAGAAAACAAGTTACAACTGCTATGAAAGCTTTAATTGATGCCAATACCGCAGTTAGAGATACAGATACATTAACATTTAATCTAATGGCTGCACCTGGGTATCCAGAAGTAATCCAAAACCTAATTGCTTTAAATACAGACAGAGGTATTACTGCATTTGTTGTAGGTGATACACCTTTCCGTTTACAGCCAACTGGAACTGCTCTAAGAGAGTGGGGACTTAATACAAATATAGCTTCTGACAATGGTGATGTGGGTGCAACTAGTTATGACGAATACATGGCAATGTATTATCCTAGTGGACTAACTAATGATAATAGTGGTAACAATATCGTAGTTCCAGCAAGTCATATGATGTTGAGAACCATTGTTAACAGCGATGCAAAAAGCTATCCATGGTTTGCTCCTGCAGGAACACGTAGAGGTGGAGTCGATAATGCAGGCAGTGTTGGATATATAGATAGTAATGGAGAATATAGACCAACTTCATTGCCACAAAGCTTAAGAGATGTCCTAGATGATGTCAAGATTAATCCAATTGCTACATTAACAGGTATAGGATTGGTGGCCTACGGGCAAAGAACAAGAGCAAGAAATGCTAGTGCGTTAGACAGAATTAATGTTGCTAGATTAGTAGTCTACTTGCGTAGACAATTAGATTCCTTAGCAAGACCATTCTTGTTTGAGCCTAATGATGCACAAACTCGTTCAGAATTACGTGCTGCTGCCGAAAGCCTAATGATCGAACTCGTAGGACAAAGAGCATTATATGACTTTATTGTAGTTTGCGATGAATCAAATAATACTCCTGCAAGAATTGATAGGAATGAACTTTATTTAGATATTGCTATTGAACCAGTTAAAGCAGTTGAATTTATCTATATTCCACTGAGACTTAAAAATACTGGCGATATTCAAGCAGGTCTATAATAGGTAAATAATAGAAATTAAGGAGCATTTGAAATGCCAATAGCAAGTTTAAATAGATTTACAGTTCCATTAGCAGGAACACAAGCATCCCCTACACAGGGAATGCTTATGCCAAAACTAAAATATCGTTTTAGAGTTACACTTGATAGTTTTGGTGTTGCTGGAACTCCTTCGACTGAATTGACAAAGCAGGTTATGAATGTTAGTAGACCTGAAATTACATTTGAAGAAATTAAAATTCCTATCTATAACAGCACAGTAAAATTGGCTGGTAAACATTCATTTGCAGATGCTAAACTTACATTACGCGATGATGCTTCGAGTGTTGTAGCACGTAAGGTCGGCGAACAATTGCAGAAACAGTTTGATTTCTTCGAACAAAGCGCCGCAGCTAGTGCAATTGACTATAAGTTTAGAATGCGTGTTGAAATTCTCGATGGTGGAAACGGTGCGTTCGAACCTGTAACACTTGAAAGCTTTGAGTTCTTGGGATGTTATGTAAAAACTGCCACTTATGCTACGGTTGATTATGCATCAAATGAAATTGTAGATATTGCATTATCTATCGGATATGACAATGCAATACAATTAGAAGCTCCGGGTGCAGGTGCCTTAGGCGTAGGTGTAGACGTCGGTCGTGTGACAAGACTAGCATCAGCTCAAGGTCTTGCAACAGGCGGTTAATTTTAATACTTTTCAACAAAGCCTGGATAAACTCCAGGCTTTTTTATTGGCTAAATATTTGTATGTCACAATTTAACTCATTCCTAGCCAAACATAGTCAAACAATTTTTAAAGATTATCAACACGCATCTAAAACTTTTAGAGAAAATGGGTATGCAAAAGCACCTAAGGTAGGATTTCTTTATTATGTTGTTTTTAACATTAATGCCAATGCAGTAATTGATAAAACTTGGCTTGAAAAAGGAAGAAAAGAAATTGGTGTATTAGTAAAAAAAGCTGATTTACCGAAATTTACTTTAACGGCTGAAACATTAAATCAATATAATAGAAAAACTTTAGTGCATACCAAACTAACTTATAGTCCTGTATCTTTTGAATTTCATGACGATAATAGTGGTATAACTCATAATTTATGGCAAAATTATTTTAAGTATTATGTTGCTGATAGTAATTATGGTGTAAAAAATGATTATGCTATGAGTCTTCCTGAAGAATTTAGGAATAACAAATTTGGCACAAATGATGTCAGTTATGGTTTGTATGATTCTGAATTAGAATATGGGTCAGGAGACAGTGCTAATTTTGCAAGAGATGTTAATTTTTTTAGATCGATAGATATATATGTTTTACATCTACAAAAAGAATTTACAAAATATACTCTGGTAAATCCAAAAGTTACAGAGTGGGCACATGATAGTGTTTCGTATAATGAAGGAAATAAAACCTTACAAAATCGAATGTCGGTTGCTTATGAAACTGTATTTTACCAAGAAGGGTATTTACAACAGGGAGTTCAACCAGAAGGATGGACACCGGTATATTATGATAACCAACCTAGTCCATTAAGTGTTGGCGGTAATAAACAAAATGCATCGTTCGGCACCAAGATTCCGTCTACTTTAGGTAATGCTCCAGATCGTCGACCTGCATATAGTAATAGTAATACAAAATCGCCATTTGATGAATTTAGACCACCAAGAGTTTCTACTTCTGCCAAAAAAGGACAAGGTAATATTGCATTAGATATTGCAGGTGCATTGGCAACAAACTATTTAAATAAAAAAGGTTTAGGTAAATTAGGACCTGTTGGATACAATATTGCTCAAGGTGTTCTTGGCGGGATTCAAGGAGTAACTAATCCAGCAGGTAAATATTCTAGTCCACCGAGTCAAGATAGACAACCTGGAGTAATTCAATCTCCTGGCGGTGTTGGAATAAATTTGTTTAAATCACTTAATACAAGCGTTGATGGAAAAATTAGAGCTAATCCAGCAGCAGTGATTTTACCGAGAAGATAATATATGCTTAGTAATTTACCATTAAATGTTAGATCAATAGACCCGGCTGGACAATCAATTAATAACATTTCCAATATTCCTATTGAAGTTGATCCTAGCATATATGCTGCAATGATCGGCTTTTTTGAAAGTAGAGGATTTGATAACAGCAGTTCAGAATCTATTGCAACTATATTGTATGCTCAAGCAAGAAAAGATGGATATAAACCACTTCAAATTTTAGATACATTAAAAGGATTTAATAAGGTTGAGTTGAGCGCATTAGTATCTGAAATTTTAAATTATAATAGATATAAATCTAGCAATTTAGGTAAAGCACAGACGATTGAACCTAATCCAATTGTTCAATATAACATTTATATATGAGTTTAAAATACAATCAGGGAATCTATAAGGTTAAAAATATAGAAAAATATGTAGGCAATAGATTACCAAAATTTAGAAGTGGTTGGGAATTAGCCTTCATGCAATTTTGTGACAATAACCCTAGTATTCAACAATGGAGTAGTGAGCCTATAAAAATCCCATATAGAGATCCATTAACAGGTAGGTCCACAGTTTATGTTCCTGATTTCTTAATCACATATATAGATAAAAATCAAAAAAAACACGCTGAATTAATCGAAATAAAACCCGCCAATCAAACCTTAATTGAAAATGTAGGGAAAAATCCTTATAATCAGGCGCAATTTGTTAAGAACCAAGCCAAGTGGGCTGCTGCCAGTAATTGGTGTAAAAATAACAATTTAAAATTTAGAATTATAAATGAACATGATATTTTTTCAAACTTCAAAAAAACTCGATAAGTAATGATATGACAAAAAAATTAGAAAATCTTTTTAATTTAGAAACACCTGAAGAAACTGAACCAATTAAAGCACCTTCAGTCGAAGATGCCGAACCTATTCCTACTTTTACATTGGCTGAAAAATTAGAAGAATTTGATAAAATTGCTGCTGCTTTACCTAGAGTCAAAGGACTAGGAGATATTAGTGATTCGGAGCTTGAAGATCTATCTAAAAAAGCCGAACAAGCATTTGATGCATTAATGGATTTAGGCATGCAAGTAGATGCACGATACGGATCTAGAATTTTTGAAGTTGCAACAAATATGTTAAATTCTGCAATTACAGCAAAAAATGCCAAGATTAATAATAAACTAAAAATGGTAGAATTGCAAATTAAAAAATTGGCTGTCGATAAAAAACATGGTGATAAAGGTGCCGATACTATAGAAGGTGAAGGATATATTATCACTGATAGAAACAGCATACTTCAAAAACTAAAAGATCTGAATAAATAATACATTATGAAATCATTTAAAGACTATCTGACCGAATCAAAAAAACAATACG